GCACCCCTTACAATCGAAAACTTGAAAGCAACGACTGCGTGGGATTTTATTTCAATGTTAGCTCCAAATAGGGTTAGATTTACTGTTATTCCTGAGAAAACCGAAGTAATAAAACAAACTGGTCGCGTTTGTCCATTTTGCAAGCATGCATTGGCCAAATATCCTAATGGTAGCTGCGGTTGTCAGAATGTTAATTGTCTGTAACAAAGAAATATAATGATTAAAATACTACAGTATATACTTGGTTCTGGAGCAATTATAATGTCAATTTGGATTGCTTATGAGAGTGGATTTCAGGCTGGATATCGGTTTGGTAGTCAAAAACCCAAAGATGCCACACCAGAAGATTGTAATAATCCTAATAATCCTTGGAATAAACAACAATGAAATATAAATATTATTTAATGGTTGATAATGGTTGTCAGTGGGAAACTGTTATAATCAAGATTGACGAAAATGATAAGGTCGTTGATAATGAACAATTGAACGGACAAATTCAAGGACCATTTATTAAAAACATAGCGGATAGAGAATTACACTTTTCCAACCGGCAATATTTAAACAATTGGTGGTATGGTTGGTCTATTTCTGAAAAAGAATATAATACTTTAAAACGGCTTGTAACACTTTATTTCAGTTATAAAGAATATTTGGACACCTTGGGATTACAGTCCTAATAGTGCTTGAATTTCTTTATAAGACATCCCTTCTTTGTAGATTTCTGCAAATTTAGCTGCCATACCACTATCGACCCATCTTGCCATTGCCTCTGACCAACTTAATTCGGTATTAGTGATCTGGCTTTGTTCCCATTTAAAAATTTCGACAATTTTACACTGAATTACGAGGCGATTACTATATTTCGCGTCATGGAGTATAAGCTCTTTTATAAAGCAATAATCAGATTGACAGTTAGAGCCACACAATTCTTTAAGTAATGTTTTTGTAATTTTAGCCATAGTATTATTATATAATACACGAGGAGAATGTCAAGCATATTAATCAAAAATAAATGTAAAATAATCTTACGTTTTATGTTCTTACTTACTACTTATATACAAGAGGTTACAAACATGGGAAGAAAAAAATTAAATAGAACGAAGGAAGAAACCAATGAACAATCCAGAATTAGAATGCAAAGATATTACGATAACCACAAGGACAAAATCCTTGAAAAAAGAATGCGCCGATATTGGGAAGGAAAGAAAATTAAAACAGAGGCAACGTGACATAGAAAGAAGACTTCGGGACAAGGCCAAACATAATTCCGATTGTAAGGAATGGAGAAGAAAAAATAAAATCAAATGTAATGAGAAACGACGGCTTAATACATTATCTAAAAAAAATTATGATAATATGAATGATTTGGAATTATTATCCGCTGTAGTTTCAGAAATAAAAACAAAAATATATTTAAAAAATTGGAACAAAAATAATGCTACACGTGTAAAAAAATATAGAAAAACATATGAAAATAATGTTAGATTGCATCCAGAAAAATATAGGGAAAAAAATAAAGAATTACGAAAAAAACAAAAGCATGAATGGCACAAAAAACACAAAGATGAACAAAATCGCTTGTCAGCTATAAGAATTAGAAATAGGAAAACTATAGATATTAACTATAGAATATCGTGTAATTTGAGAAGTAGACTTAATTCCGCTATAACGCGTAATCACAAACAAGGGTCCGCCGTTAAGGATTTGGGGTGTACTATAGAAGAATTTAAACAATATATAGAATCTAAATTTCAACAAGGTATGACTTGGGAAAATTATGGGCCATACACTTGGCACATAGACCACATTGTGCCTTTATCTTGGTTTGATTTAAGTGACAGAAATCAATTATTGTTGGCGTGTAACTATACAAATTTACAACCATTATGGGCAGAAGATAACTGGTCTAAAAATAAGTTAACAAATTTGTAATCGGTGATTATATTTATAACTAAATGAAAACTTCATGGATTGATGTAGATGATGCGGACTGGGATATGGAAACGGAATCATTTAATACATGGTCACGGATATCAAAGAAAAATGATAAAATTAAAAGAGATATTAGACCAACGGTTAAGATGGATAGTTGGTTATATAGACAGTTACGGAGCCATTCATTATCAATTAGTGAATAAAGGAGATTTTCCTGATACACATTTGGGTATATGGGGTAGCGCTGCAAAAATGAATAAGTGGAGGTGGATACCAACAGAACCAAACCATTTGCACACTTATAATCAACCATTAGACCCAGAAGATGAAGATAAAATTTGGCAAATTATAGATAGGTATAGATTGTGATAAAATTAGTAGAAATAGCACAACAAGTAATTAAAGAAGGTGGTAAAGCTTTCGGTGATAGAGCCAAGAGAATGACTACTTCTGAAATGCATGTTGTATTTAATGAACTTAAAGACAAAATTGGAAAATATTTTGGTAAATTTGAGATTGCTAAATCATTACCATCAAAGGAATCGCATGGGGATTTGGATATTGTTACCCTCAATGATAAAGGATTAAACATATTTGAATTTCTTAAACAACAATATGGTGATGCTATTGAAGATACATTGAAATCAGGTAATGTAAATAGCTTCTTATTTCGTTCACAATCTTTAGGTAAATCGGTTCACGTTGACATTCTTACAACTGGTTCAGAAGAAGATTTTAATCCACAATATGAGTATTTATCATATGGAGATTTTTCCGGAATATTGGGAGTAATGAGCCGAAGACTTAGATATAATTACGGAACTCTCGGATTTTTTAAAATATTTGAAGACAAGAGAAAACAATATCATTATATTTTGATAACCAAGGATTTACGGGAAGGGTTAAAAATTTTGGGATTTGAATCTGTAATGGGAGAATTTGATAATATACAAACCAATGATGATGTTGTTAAATTCATATCGTCTTCACCATTATTTGATAGTGATTATTACAAAAATATGATGCTCAATAATTCTGATCGCAAACGATGTAGAATTGGTAGAAAGTCTGCCGATGAAATTCGTAATAAATTGTCTTCCATGAATAAACATAGAAGCATTGAAGACAATGACCATTTTCTAAAGAAACTATACCCAAATTATTATAAAAATTTACAACGAGAAATTGAAAAAATTGAAAATGTAGTGGTTATAACTAAAAAATATACTGGAGATTGGATTTTGCAAAATTTCCCCCAAATTAAGCCCGGAAAAGTGATAAACCAAATAAAAACATACTGGAAATCTCTTTATAACGACAATATTGATGGTGTACCCGAAGAAACACTAAAACAAGTTACACAAAATTATATCAATTCATTAAAATAATTAAAGATTTTTTGACGTTTTATGATTTGACGTTATATTTATTAGTATGGAGAATAACACTATATGGGAAGAAAAAAGTTACATAGAACCGAAGACGAACTTAAAAAACAACGACGAATTAGATCAGACAGATATTATGAAAAACATGGGGAAGAAATTAGAAAACGAAATCTCGAAAGATACTTTAGAAATAAAAAAACTGTATAACAAAAAATATTATCAAAAACACAAAGAAAAAATAAAAACACGATCTAAGAATTATTATAAAAATAATATAAATGCGGTTAAAACTCGTATAAAAACAAATGCAAAAAAGATAGCTAAATATAAAACGGAATATAGAAAACGACCAGAAACAATTAAACTCGCTAAAGATTATAATAAGCAATATAGAATAGACAATTTTGACAAAATAAAAATTTCTGATAAAATGTGGAGAGAAAAAAATAAAGAGTGGGTAAGAGAAAGGAGACGAAATTATTGTCGTAAGAAATTCAAGACAGATATTAATTATAAACTCCGGGCATCTTTAAGAAATCGTTTACACAGTGCTATAATTGGTAATCAAAAGGCTGGAAGTGCGGTTAGAGATTTGGGATGTTCAATTGATGAACTGAAGAAATACATCGAATCAAAATGGTTGCCGGGAATGTCATGGGATAATTGGACGCTTGCCGGTTGGCACATTGACCATATTACCCCCTTATCATGGTTTGATTTAACGAATAGAGATCAATTGCTCATCGCTGTTCATTACACAAATCTTCAACCATTGTGGTGGGATGATAATTTGCGTAAACTAGCAAATTAACCTTAAAAATGTGTCAAAACACGATGTTATTAATAATATTTAATCATACTCTTATGTTTTTTAGATAATTACAAGTGATTGCCTAAAAACTGATAATTAATGGTTAAATGGCAATTATTATTTAAAATATTTGTTTTTATATCTTGGTATACAGCGATTCCTGATATAAGCTTACCATGAAAGGGCAAATTAATATTGAATAAATGAGCAAAATAGTGACCACCAACGGGATTCAAGTAGTCATCGGCCATATCACCATTATTTTCAATACGGATTCTTCCAAAACAATTTAAAGCATCTTCTTCCAATAAAATAAACGATTTGCAATTCTCAACTACTGTTTTTAATGGAGAATTAAATAACAATACATCAAAATCATACTTAATTTCCCTGGTAATCACAACAAATACCGAATTAATAATACCACTTACCGATACATTTGGTTGACCTCCAAGAATTAAAAATTTATTACCCAATACCAAATTTTGGCTATTAAATGCCCCCGTTTCATGCAATTTAACTTTTATTGTTCCATATGACATATCTCATATAAATAGAATAAATCACATCCAGAATTATATTTATATCAAATGAGACAACTTATACAAAAACGTCGTGGCCCCAATGGAAAAATTACAACATATATAATAAATGTTCCAAGTTATGATGATACCGTCGTTGTTAGTAGTGGTGGCGACGATGATGATGTTGACGGTGGAGGCGGCGATGGATCAGGTGGCGGCGGCGGATATTCAGGAATTTGGACAATTGGAATATCGACAATTGGTGGTGGAGATGTTCTTAGTTAAAAGTGAGATAAATTTATGTCAAATACAATAAAAACAGTGACAAATTTAAAAAATTTATGGGTAGATGGTTATACTCCAAATGGTTCAGACTTTTCTGATGTGTTTACTACAATGGTGGCAAATACATCTGGTAGTGGTGATGTCGTGATTACAAGTGCAACTGGAAACATTAAGGTTAATAATAATACTGTTATTTTGGATAGTATGACTTCATCGTTATCTGTAGCATCGGCTTCTTATATTACCCCCGGAGCAACACTATACATAGTCTCTGGTTCAAATGACACTAACTCGTCATATATTGAACCATATAATTTACCCACTGGCATTCCCTATACACCACCATTTAAAGAAGGAAGAATGTTCTACAGTTCCGATTACAATAACTGGGTTTATTATAATGACCAAGATTTCGGAGTACATATTGGAAAAGAAGTAATCTGGAAAGTATATAACAACACAGGAACTACATTAACTATGGGAAGTCCCGTGTATCTTAGTGGATCAACCGATGGAAATATCCCCGATGTCTATCCATGTATTGCTGATGGTTCATTTACAAAAATTGATACGGTTGGTGTAATTAGAGCAGATATTCCTGTTGGAGAGGTTGGATATGTTATTCAGGCAGGAGTTATTCATAATATAGATATGGCAGGATTTAATACCGGAGATTCTCTTTATATTTCATCAATATTAGGAGCATTAACCAATGTTCCTCCTGTGTACCCATTTGAGCAAATAAGAGTTGGTAACTGTCAGACATCTGGGATAAATGGCAGTCTTGTGATTTGTCCAGCATTCTTTATTCCTCCGATTATCCCATACGCAGGAATGACTACGGGCCCCACGATTACGTTTGATGGAACTGGGTCCATTATAGTTTCTTCTGGAAGTGTTAACCTATATTTAAATTCGGATGGGGCTGGAGATGTTTATTCCTTTCCAGTTCATGCAACCACTATGTCTCTGATTACTGGTTCTACAAATTATATTGTTGTAAAACATGAACCTTCTGATGGAGGTGTGTACCAACTCACCACCGATTCATCATATGCAAATGGAGTTTCTATTGTTAGAGTCGCACACATTGATATTAATACCGAAGAAAATCCGTGGGAATTACACATCTTTAACGTTGGAATTGTAGGATTTGCGTTGGCAAATAAGATAAATAATAAAGACATATCTCTTTATGGTTTCCAAAGACAATATGGATTGGTGTTATATACAACTGGGTCACCTACCAATTTTGGGATAACAGATGGTAAGATTTGGTATGGTTCAAATCCCACTATTATATCTGAGTATAACACGACTGTTCCCAACAATGAGTGTTATCATTATATAAATTCTGCAAGTGTTTGGACATATGTTAACACTCCTGGATATGACAATTTAAATTATAATGATTCATCTGGTTTGGTTCCTTTATCGGACAGTAAATGGACAGTGAATTACATTTATCGGCTTGTTGCTGGGTCTACAGATGCTTCTATTATTTTGGACACCAATCAATATGATTCGGAGATTTTAGCATCGACGAATTCAACTATCCCAGAATTACCACAAACATTTAATGATATTGGAATGTTAGTTGGAAGGATTATAGTTCAAAGTGGTTCTACTGTTCCTACAATAGAATCGGCGTTTGGTGTAACATTTAATTCATCAGTAGCCACTAACCATGAAAACCTACTTGGATTACAGGGAGGAACTGCTGGACAACACAATCATTTAACATTAGAAGAATACACTGGAACTGGAACTGGAGTTTTTGTCAGACAGACCAATTCAACAATAACTGGTTCAATTACAACAGCAAGTTATTCTGTTAATTCCGTTACTGCGTCATATTCATTGGTGTCAACATCATCATCATATGGATTAACAGCAAGTTATATTGGTGCTGGTAATATAACAACTGGAACAATAAATAATAGCAGATTGCCTTCTCAAATTAATATAACTGGAATTACTGGTTCATTAAATGGCACGTCTAGTTGGTCTACTAATTCATTGACGGCATCAAGTATTAATTTCACTCCAACCACATCTAGTTACTCTAATAATTCAACATCTTCAAGTTATTCAATATCATCTAGTAATTCTATTCTTGCACTAACAGCATCAAGTATTAACTTTACTCCAAATTTATCTAACACAGCAAGTTATATTCTTGGTTCAAATGTTAGTGGCAAGGTTTCAACGTCAACAACCTCAGATACCGCTAGTTATAATATCAGCAGCAGTCACTCATTAAATAGTGATAATAGTATTAGTGCATCATATTCATTAAGTTCAAGTTATTCTACCAACTCAACAACTTCATCTTATATTGATGCTGGCAACATAACAACCGGTACATTAAATAATTCAAGATTACCAACACAGATTAGTATAACTGGGATTACTGGTTCATTAAATGGTACATCAAGTTGGTCTACTAATTCATTGACGGCATCAAGTATTAATTTCACTCCAACCACATCTAATACAGCAAGTTATGTTCTTGCAAGAGATATTAGTGGTACAATAACTAACGCTTCAACTGCATCTTATTTAAATAGTGGCACATATACAATTACTTCAAGTTGGTCTAATAATTCTGTATCAGCAAGTTATGCTCCAGATGCACCTACTGCGTCTTATGCTAATAACGCATTATCAAGTAGTTACGCTTTAAGTGCATCTTATTCATTATCAAGTAGTTATGCAAAATCGGCATCATATTTATTTGGAACAGTTGGCGCATCTACAACAACCAATGCTGCACTAACAATTTTATCTGGTTCCTTGTTAACTACTGCGTCTGTTGGTGTAGTAGAATATGATGGTGTTAATTTCTATGGGACCACAGATACTACTGGTGGCCGTGGTGCTATCCCAACTACACAATATTTTGTATTAACTCAAACTGGAAGTGCTATAACTACAATTGCTAACTTTTTTGGAGCAAATTCCAACATTTCGTTAGCATCTAATGGTCTATATGAAATAGAAATAATAATGTTCTTTACCAAAGCAGGACCTGCTGGTACTGGTACATACACGTTTACTTATAATGCTGCACCAACAAATTTAAGCTTTGATTTAATATCAACGGTTCCAGCTGGTGTTATAGCGCCAACCTCAATAGCTAATAATAGTTCTCTGTTTTCACAAGTATATAATAATACGTCATCTCCTTATTCTTATACAGATGGTGGCAATTTGGGTACTGCTACACACTATAGAAAATTTAAAATTCTTTTAGTTGCTGCTTCCACAACAAACTATATGAAAATTCAAGCAACATCTAGTGCAGGAACAATTACTCCGGGAATAGGCAGTCGTTGGTGCTGTAAGAGATTATCTTCTACTAATGTTGGCAATTTCTCAGCATAAAATGTAAGGATTTATGTATAATAATCAAAATTATGGATGTTTAATGTTGGCAATTGAACCAAAATTTGGCAAGAACATTGTTAAATTTGGTAAAAAAATGATTCCTGAAAAACATTTATACCTTAACAAGGCGGATGATATTAATGGGTATGAATCTGCTCCACACATCACGGGAAAATATGGTTTTACCACGGATTTAACCGACAATGATATTAAACAAATCATTTCAGAATTAACCGGCTTTATCAATGAAGAAATGAATGACATTATATATGTCAATAGTGGGGATGGTGGTGGTAGAGGCAGAACATTAAATGGCGATGAATCAAGAGTAAATACTAATTCGGTTACATGTGAAGGAAATGAGGATAAAATAATCAAGCCGAAGAAAAAATTATTATTGGGTATCAATGGTATCAGTTGTTTTGAATGCAGGGATTATGATGTCGTAAAGCTGGATATATTGCAAAATCCCATATTGAACAAAATACATGCATTAGCACCAAGATTTCCTCACATTGACACACAAGAAAAATATGTTCCTCATATAACCATAGCATACATTAAAAAGGGACTATTTCCGCACACAAAAACGGGGTTAAATATACCCGTTCAGATTTCGGGGTTTCATTACTCTGGAATAGATAATTCCAAACGGTACTACGAAATATGATTAAATTAATCAAACCTGATGATATAACGTCCAATCCGTTTATTGTTAGCATGACCTTCAAATCAACAGACAATGGCACCGCTTTTATGTTGTATGAAAGTCTTTGCAATGGAAATATTATAACAATGTCAGGAATTAACCAAATCATCAATGTATCCGTACCATACTTTTCTCAAATTGCTGCGACAGGGGGAAATGGGGCATATTCATTCACATTAACATCGGGGGAGTTGCCTGTAGGATTAACATTAAGTTCTACGGGGATTATATCAGGAACCCCAATATCCACGGGGGATTACTCCTTCACGATAGAAGTTTCCGATAGTAATTCGTGTCTGGGAGAAGAATCCTACTCATTATCTATAGAATGCCCGGTGATTACCACCTATCTTGGCCAAACATCATATTCTGTGTATAATAATTTTATTGACCCGATTGTTTCCAGTGGAGGATCCGGTGGGTATTCCTATTCAATTTCAAACGGGGTACTACCGGTGGGTGTAATAATGGAAATAGTAGAGCCGTATGGATGGGTTATTCATGGAACACCGATGTCTACAGGTTCTTATCCATTTACAATATCATCAATTGACTCTTCTGGATGTGTTGGAAGCTCCGAGGAAAATCTAAGCATTTTTGTTAATCAATACACATGCCCGAGTATAACCTTAAATCCAACTATAATAGATTCGCCAATTGGAACATTATACAATGCACAGATAACAGCATCAGGAGGAACAGCACCGTACATATATTCCATAACAAGTGGGTCACTACCGATTGGTTTGGTGTTAAATCCGGATGGTTCAATTACGGGGACTCCCACAGTATCTGGTACATATACCTTTACATATCAAGCAGTAGATTTCATGGGATGTATAGTTAATAAGAATTATTCAATAAAAATTTATACGTTGTATACTCTATGGCAGGGGGTTCGTAGCAATGATGGTACAATATTGAGTGGTCCTGTTTCCGGTGGCGCTACTGTTTATCCAGATCCTATGTATAGGGTATATACCATTAATCCAGAAATATACACCAATGTCACTATTGGAGAGTATTTTGGAGAAGGAACTCTGTATTTATCCCCAGGATTTTCAAACATCACAAACGCCTCTATAGTGTATAGTGTTGTGGGTGAATATCCAATAACAATAAATTCTAATAATCTTCCATCTATAAAAACATTAAATATAGCCACGGGCACTACAAGTAGTATATCAACCATACAATCATCATATTGCCCAGCACTTCTTGAAATATCAATTATCGGACCGGATTATAAAATTTCTACTATAGATGTTTCACATAGTACAGTATTAAAAGAAATTTCAATTGTATCCGACTGTATTATAACCACGATTAATGCTTCTGATTCACTATCCACAAATTTTGGTATAGAGTATAATGGAAATGTTGCAATATCTACTATCGATATGTCAAATTGCGGCCAATTGGGATCATTAAAAATTTGGGGTGCCGGTGACATCTCTATAACAACCCTTGATATGTCAAATTGTAACAATTTGCTGTCATTACAGCCTGCTGGTGCAGGCAACTTCTCTATAACAAACATCAATGTCAGAAATTGTTCATCAATAACATCGATTGATTTGGCATATTTATCTGATGTCGGAACTGCGTATGTTGGTGGGGCAAGTACATATGTCTCTGCTTCATTCGTGTCTGCTGGATGGACAGTATTACCATAATGAAAACCGATATACCATTTATAGTTAGAACGGGAAATTGGAAAGCCAGGGTTTTGATTAATATAGACGATGGAATAACAGAAAATGATTACATTGAAGCTACTACAGAAGCAATAGAATCTTGTTTTGGCGAAGAAGAACAGGATAACTGTGAAATTTTAGAATTGTTTGATGACGAGGGCAAAAACTTTTTTGCATCCACATATAATGGCGATCCACTTGAAATACCAGATTTTCTTTTCGGCATATTAATCATTTGCTGTCTTGAAAAGGATTATAATAATAAAAAGAAATGGAGATATTATTCATTAAGCAACATATTCGCCAATGCGGCCCAAACAGAAAATTATAATATGGCAGTATCATTAGAAAAGAAATGGAAAGGCCATATAACCAAATTATTGGAAAGACAGAAGAAGATTAAATTGGTTATAAAAAAGAAAAAAGAATCATTAAAAAAAGTTGACCGTAAGAACAAAAAGTAATATAATAGTATAGTTTATAGGTAATACATTTATTGAAAAATAGTGAAAATAAATGACATTTTATGAAACCTTAAAACTACTTATTAGTATATGATTAAACTATCTGAATATGCTAAGAAGCACAATGTGACTTATAGAACAGCATTTAACCATTTCCACAAAGGACTAATTGTGGGGGCATATCAATTACCAACTGGAACGATTGTCATCCCAGATGGAAATGATTTCACACCAAATAAATCTGAATATATAATAACATACGCAAGGGTATCATCATCCGAAAATAAAGACAATCTAGAGTCACAATCAAAACGACTACTAGATTATTGCAATGCTAATGGTTGGAAGACACATGACAACATAAAAGAGATTGGTAGTGGATTAAATGATAAACGTCCAAAACTTTTGAAATTTCTTTCTGATGGCAAGGCCACAAAATTGGTGGTTGAACATAAGGACAGATTAAGTAGATTTGGTTCAACTTACATTGAACAGGCCTGTAAACATTTCAACTGTGAAGTGATTTACATAAACGAATCACAAGAAGAAAAAGAAGACCTAGTGCAAGATTTCGTGAATGTAATTACTTCATTTTGCGCTCGACTTTATGGGCAACGAAGAAGTAAACGAAAGACCGAACAGTTAATTAAAGAACTCCAAACAAATGATTCGATCAACAAAAACAAGTCTTGAATTCTCTAATACTGAGAAACTCAACCAACTTCATTCTTTTCTTGAAGAATATAGAACAGTTGTATCAAAATTTGTTGATATTCTTTGGACAGAAGAAAAGATTTCTCCACTAATTCCAAATGAAATAACTTCACAAATCACTACTTGGTTATCCGCAAGAGCGATTCAATGTGCTGCAAAACAAGCATCAGGAATTGTTAGAGGAACTAGAACAAAACAAAACAGAAGATTGTGGCAAATTAACAAGTTCATTAAAGATGGGTGTGCAAAGAAAGCAAGAAAACTCCAACGAATCTATGATAATATTAAACAATCTAAGCCAAATATTGATAATGTAGAGTGTGAACTTGATGCGAGATTTGTTGAAATTAATTTGAATAACCAAACCAGTTTTGATGGTTGGATAACATTAACCTGTCTTGGAAATAAATTAAAATTAGAACTTCCATTCAAGAAACATAAACACTTTAATAAGATGCTGGAAAATGGTAAAATTAAAACTGGTGTTAGATTGTCCAAAAAGAACATAACTTTTATGTTTGACATAGAAGATATTAACTTAAGAAACGAAGGAACAACTCTTGGAATTGACATTGGACAAACTACAACTCTATCTTGCAGTGATAACCAATCACTTGATTCTTGTCCACATGGTCATAATTATGCTACCATTTGTGCTAAATTAGCCAGAAAGAAGAAGGGAAGTAAAGCATTTGGTAGAAGTGAAACTCATAGAAGCAATTATTTACATTACATAGTTAATAAATTAAATTTAGATGGTGTTAGAATTGTAAACAGAGAAAATATCAAGAATCTAAGAAAATTTTCTAATACTTCAAGAAAATTGAAGCATTGGAATTATGCCGAACTCTTTGATGTGTTGGATAACAAACTTGCGGAACAAGGTGTCCTTGTGAACAAGGTAAATCCAACATACACAAGTCAAAGATGCTCGATGTGTGGATGGACCCGGAAAGCGAACAGGAAAGGCAAGCAATTCAAGTGTGATAAATGTTTTCACGAACAGGATGCGGATTTGAATGCTTCCAAGAATTTAGCTCTCAACCTTGTTTCGATCAAGAAGCAAGAACGATTACAGCATAAAAGTAGGATTGGTTTCTATTGGAATGTTGTAAGCAAGGAACCTATAGTTCCTAGTGTTCAGAAAAGTTAATTTCATAAATTTCAATGAAATTAGTAACTATTATGAATGATACTATAGAAACTCCAGTTGTTGAAGTTAAACCGTTAATTCCAAAAGCAAAGGCTATATTTGTATATAAATTTGAAAGTGGGAATTTTAATAAAGTTAAATATACTGTTACCGCCAAAACTCATGAAGAAGCATTGGAAAAATTAAGACATGCTATTGGTATAGATGATGTATCAAAACTCAAATTGGAAGAAATGATTGAGTGGAAGATTGAGAATGGCAAGTCTTAAACTATTCCATAGGCTCTTGCACTAATAAGCCTCATGTATTGATTGGCCCCAGAAGCATCCGTAACCCCGGCGAAACTCGCTGTACCGCTTGCGGAGGTTGGTATCATAGTCGTTGTGAACCCAGTGGCCATGTCATCCGCCCCAGAATTTCCTATCCACACCGATGCCCTGAGAGTATTACTTGTAAGCGAACATTGCCCGTTTAAACAGGAGTCCTGGACCAGAGTGTATACTCGATTTGCCCCAGAACCATTATACCCCTCAAATTCTGCTTCCAATTTTATCATCGAATAATTATTTTGGGGAACCACTAGAGATCCGGTAAGACTTGTTGCCGGACCACACCAACACACACATGTTGGTGTTGGTAATGCGGGATTATATCCAGTAATATATACCATTGTCCCTGGTTTTAATGGTGCATAGGAAGCATATGATGCAGTTATTGCACGACTTGCTGTAACTTGATATGTGCCTGGATTTAGATAAGAAGAAGTATCGGCGCAACTAGCTGCTCCAGCAAAAATGGAAGTATTTGCTCCTGCAACATTTCCTATTACATTACACCCCTTAATATAGCTTGCCGTATTTGCTAAATTTGGTGTAAAATTGATTGATGATGCTGTTGTAGAAGTTGTGGCAAAATTTGCAAGATTTGCTGTTAAGGAATAGTTTGCAGTACCAGCATTCGTTGCCCAGCTAGAAGTAATTCCATATGTTCCTAATGGCAAATAAGAGGAAGTGCTTGCCTGTACTGAATAACTGGAAGAAACTGCATTATTTGAATTTACAGAGTATGAAGCAGTATTTGCCTGTACTGAATAACTGGAAGAAACTGAATTATTTGAATTTACAGAGTATGAAGCAGTATTTGGAATAAAATTTATTGATGATGCCGTCAATGCACTTGTAGATGTATTAGAATTACAAGAATTTGTGGCAGTAGTTGCTGTATTACTCCAGCTTGATGTTATACTATAAACCCCCGGGGCTAAATAGGATGCTGATATTGCACATATCGAATTTGTAGAAAAACTTGAACTAGTTGAATTATTTGCAAAGCTTGCGGTAATACCATATACCCCAGGCATTAAATATGAAGAACTTGTGGATGTGCCGGTATTGTTTGCATAACTTGCTGTTTTGGCATAACTAGCAGAAACCACATTTAATGCCCAGCTTGAAGTTATTGGATAACACGAACCAGTTATTAAAGTTGTTCCGCCGCTTCCACTATATCCTGTTAAAGCATAGCTGGCAGTGGTAGCATTACTGGCCGTAATATTGTATGAGGTTCCGGTTAAATTAGTGGCATTCGTTGCATTCGTTGCATTAACTGCATTTGTCGAATTGAGAGAGTAACTCGAAGATTTAGCGTAACTTGCAGATACAGAGTTGTTTGCCCAGCTTGATGTTATTGGATATGTTGAACCCGTACTAAGAGTGGTTCCAGCGTTCAAGGCATAACTTGCTGTTAGCGATAAGCTTGATGTATTACTCCAACTTGAGGAAATTGGATATGTTGAACCTGTAACAAGAGTTGTGCCAGCGTTTAATGCATAACTTGACGTATTACTCCAACTTGCTGTGATTGGGTATGTCGAGGCAGTTACAAGTGTAGTTCCGGCGTTTAAAGCGTAACTGGAAGTTGTAGAATTGTTGGACCAACTTGAAGTGACTTGGTATGTTGATGCTGTTACTAGAGTTGTTCCAGAATTCAACGCATAACTTGATGTATTACTCCAGCTTGATGTGATTGGATAGCTTGAACCAGTTGATATTGTCGTCCCTGAATTTAAAGCATAGCTGGAAGTTATTGAATTATTTGAATAGCTGGCGGATTTAGCATAACTTGCAGATACCGCATTATTACTCCAACTTGATGTTATTGGATATGTCGAGCCAGTAACTAGAATCGTTCCAGCATTTAATGCATAGCTAGAAGTAGTAGATGTTGTAGAGTTATTTGCCCAACTTGCTGTGATTGGGTATGTAGAACTAGTTACCAATGTAGTCCCAGCATTTAAGGCGTAACTTGCGGTATTAGAAGTTACAGAATTATTACTCCAACTTGAGGTTACTTGATATGTCGATGCTGTTATAAGAGTTGTTCCTGCATTCACTGCATAACTGGCAGTTAAAGAGTTACTACTCGATATTGAATTATTGCTCCAACTTGATGTTATTTGGTACGTAGAACTTGTTACCAATGTAGTCCCAGCATTAATGGCATAACTTGCAGTTGTAGAATTATTAGACCAGCTTGATGTTATAGGATACGCAGAACCTGTAACAAGAGTTGTGCCAGAGTTTAGAGCATAACTAGCAGTGGTCGATGTGGCAGAATTATTGGAATAACTAGAAGAGGCTGAATTATTGCTCCAACTTGATGTAATAAGATATGTTGAACCAGTAATTAATGATGTTCCGGCATTCAATGCATAACTTGCTGTACTAGACATTAGAGCATTACTGGAAGATATTGCTTTGGATGACCAGCTTGCAGTAATATTATAAGATGTACCAGTCAAATTTGTGGCATTAACTGAATTTGTTGAATTAACCGAAATACTTGCCGAATCACTATTCAACGAATAACTTGCTGTACTAGTATTTAAAGAATAACTGGAAGTATTTGATAAATTGGAAGTATTGGCGGTATTAGATACCAACGCATAACTACTTGAATTTGCAAAATTGCTATAACTGCTTGATATTGACGAACTAGCATAACTCGCAGTTAAATTGTGGTCTGACAGAGAATATGATAATACTCGATAATTACTAAATGTGGTATCCCCATTGTCTCTTACAATAGGAACATAATCGGTATTTAGATTAACCGAGGATGTTATTAATTCGCTAAATTTTAATAGATTCATTTTATCCTATTTTTTGAAATCCAATGTATCCAGAATTTATACTTCCCGTAAGACTTCCACCAACAACCGTCATAGTCAGATACCATGGTGTTCCACCAGTTATTAATTTTAATACTCCACGCAAATTTGCCGATATATCATATGCAGCACTTGTAGTTGTTAGACACAAGTTGCTGTTTGACCAGAACACTTTTGGGTTACCGTTATTGGCCCCGCCATATGTAGTTGGGTTACAAGTGTTTATATAATATGAGACAAATATTTTACTGGATGGATCTACATTTGCGGTCAATGGCCCTGGAATAAAGGTTCCATCTGTTGCATACATTTGTACTGATGTTGCTCCGGTGTGTGTGTTATAATTTAAAAACGATTCCATAATATAAGTCCCAATAGATGGGAACGTCATTGAATATATATAATAAGCATGAGGGGAACAACCTTGAGATATATTGTATATCGGCACGGATGTTATTGGGATGTAACACATTTGGTTATAAGGACCGTTAATACGACCACTTACACAAAGATTATTTACATATGTTGTACAATTATTCGTAGCGGTTAGGTTGCTACCAATAATAAATGAATCGGAGAAACCATTTGTCCAATTATCATGCCCGCCAAGAATAGCAGAACAACAACCATCCGAACAATTGTTTACTCCGCCAACAACAACGGCCGAATAACCAGTTGAAGAATTTGAAACTCCTCCGCCAGCAAACGCACAATTCCCAGTTGATACATTGTTTAATCCTGCCACCGCTGTAGAATAGTTTGCGGATGCCTGTGTGTTATTTCCGCCACCAACGAAACTATAATTTCCACTTGCATCCCCACTTCCGCTTCGCAATGTTGAGTGTAATCCTCCAGACCCAGTAATATAAAGATTACAAAATTGTTCTCCATTTACTATTAATGTTCCGCCTATATTAATACCTCCGACATTAGTGGTTCCATTTACCGTTAAATCATTATTAATATTGGTTGATCCACTGACATCCATTGATCCACTGATAATATGAATTCCGTACACATTTAAGTTGTTTACATAGGTAGTGTAATCTGCGCTCGCTGTAATGTTTGAGCCGATGATAAACGAATCAACATGGCCATTTAAACAATTTCCATTTCCACCTAATATTCCAGAATTAATTCCATCAACAACGTTATTTTTTCCACCTGCTATTACACCATAACAAGAACTTACTAGATTATTACACCCACCAAGCACAGTGCTTCCCGTCTGATTGGCAAAATTGTTATATCCTCCTCTTTCAGTTGCGGAGTCTCCACCGAAAGACCCAGTAGTAATTACGCCGCTACCTCCACCGCCGCCACCACTATAAGACATCGTTACGTTTCCAATCCCACATGATGGAGAAATCGAAAGGCCACCAATAACAGATATTTGAGTTACTCCAGTATTAGATATTGTCACGGAACCAGTTCCTGATACTGGGTCGATTGATATACCGCTTCCTGTTTGTATTTGAATCACTCCGGAATTACAAATTGATACAATTCCTGTTCCTGATTCTGGGTTAATTTTAATTCCGCTTCCTGTACAAATTTGGGATACTCCAGAACCGGCACCACCACCGAAAATACTTCCACTAACACAAAGATTGTTTACGTATGTGGTACAATTATCTGTAGCACATAGATTGCTACCGACAATAAAGGAATTTGAATATGTTGAGTCTATAATGTTTTCACATCCACCAAGTATACCAGAATAGCTCCCAGATACAATGTTATTGTTTCCCCCACCCAAAACTGTACTATAATCACCCGCGTAGTTAACAGCGTCAGCCCTAACAGTTGAAAGAATTCCTGAACTTGTTACAAAAAGACCAGCACCTCCCCCTCCAACAGGCCATACATATCGTGTTCCTTGGTTGTTCCAATCTATACCACCACTTATATGTAATGTTCCGCTAATAGTCATATCACCATATAAAGATTCGCTTCCACTCACATTAAGACTGCCACTTATTGTATCTGTTCCGTAAACTGTTTCGCTTCCGCTAACATACCAACTGCCAGTTACGCTTCCTGTTCCATATAAAGATTCGCTTCCACTTATTAACGTACTGCCACTAACAGTCAATATACCATAAACTGTTTCGCTTCCTGATATATTTAAACTGCCTGTAATAGATTCGCTTCCCGATACATTTAAACTCCCTGTAATAGATTCGCTTCCCGATACATTTAAACTCCCTGTAATATTTAAGGATCCACTAATATTATAACTACCACTATTAATACTACCAGTTCCAAATGTTCCGCCGGATGGAGGAATACTACTAGAAATAAAATTTATGATTGAGATTTTGTAATTATTTTGATCCCAAGTATTTCCACCACAACTTCTAATAAACGGAATATAATCACAAGATGTAATAATGCTTGATGTTGTATTAAATTGACTTATTTTTGTTGACATATTATCCTATTTTTTGGAATCCGAGATAACTCATAGAACATAAGCATACAGGATGTGTAACATTACAAGAATTAAAACATAGATTTATTGTAGATGTTCCGTTGGTTTGGATTATTCCTCTAAGTTGTGAACTCATTTCTCCATGGTACGCAAAATTCAAATAAACGGGGGTGGTGCATGCAAATAAATAATCATTTGAACCAGGGCCAGATGGGTTTCCTGTAGCAACATCGCCAGAATTATATTGATTATATCCATTAAAACTGAAATTTGATGAATGTCCCGAATTACATATTGAAACACTTCCTCCAGCGGAGAGTCCAGGAGAAGCGACATACGTTGTGTTAACAAAAAACAATGATCCCTCAAAAATATACGTTCCTGCTACTGGTAAAGTAAATGACAAATCGGTTATTAGACATGAGGAATGAGATGCTGTTAATGAAGTATTTACGAATTTATATTGCATCGAATTGTCGAGATAACTGGCCGTTAACGAATAACTAGACGTATTTGCTCGAATAGCATAACTTGCTGTTGTAACAAAACTGGCGGTTACTGCTTGACTTGAGGATAGTGCATAACTAGCTGTTGTAGCATAACTAGAGGTTACTGCTTGACTCGCTGATAACGCCCAGCTTGAGGTTATATCGTAAGTTCCGGGTATCAAATATGATGATGTTAATGCATTAGTAGCCCAGCTTGATGTAGCGTATAAATTTCCCGATACATATTCATTGCCACAAACATTTAAATTATTAACAAACGTTGTACACGATGCAGTTGCGGTTAAGTTTGATCCAATGATAAATGAATCACTAAACGAAGAATTTGAATTATCGTGGCCACCCAATATACCAGAACATTGTCCGTTAGTCACATTAGTACACCCACCCAAAACAACACTCCACGGTGCATTGGCAAAATTATTACTATTAATTCGTTGTGTAGATGTCGTTGATGATCCCGTTGTATATAATCCCCCGGATCCTCCGGTCCCGCCGACAGAACTAATTGTAACTATGCCCAGCCCATTACTAGGACTAATAGTTATGTTGCTTCCCGTTAATATTTGGAGCACACCAGTGTTGGATACAGTAACGGTTCCCGTTCCAGAGGATGGACTAACATTTATACCAGATCCCGAACAGAGTTGTGTAACTGAACCACTTACTCCGTTCATGAAATCACTAACTAAGATTTTATAATTATCTGCGTCCCATCCAGTACCAGTACTTCTTACAAATGGTATATAATCACATGAAGAGTTGATATTGCTGGACGTAGTAAATTGGCTAATAGGTTTTGACATAATATTTTTGTATAAATATAAATATCAATAAATCGATGAATTCCACAAATTTTGTGGTAAAAGATTAAAACTTTAGAAAATTGCTTGAGATTGGTATAACACGCCATGACTGAAACAATAGTTCGGGAGGGACCATATTAGGAGATTTTCTTGGGATTAATGGATAATTTCCTTTATTAAATGCCCTGCTAACAAATTCGCTGCAAAACCATTTGTTGGGATTATCAATGCTTCGATCCAATGGAAACCCCAACAATCCCATGAAATCATATCCATGACCGATCTGAGACATTGTAAAGTTAACAATTGCTTCTTGGTCTTTGTCTGATAATGTTATGGCTGGACGACAAAGGCACCATTTTTCAGATTCTAATGGGGCAATATCTCTTACCCGAACCCCACCTTTTGGCCTTGCCCCAATTACCTTTCTATCGCCAAGACAAATTTCAACATGATCAAATATACTGTCAGTCCACCATTTAACGACCTTGCCTGCAATTGTTCCAGAATCTAAAAATATTAAATCACATCGTTTTGCTTGAATAAACATTTAATCCTCTGTTTCGTTGAAATCTCCGCTGTCTTCCATGTCTTCTCTGAATTTATCAAAGTCTTCCTCTTTTAATCGCAAAAATTCTGTCAACGAAATCACAAAAAATATTAATTCCTTTTTGGATAATTTCTTCTTTTTCAACATCTCACTTAGTGCATGAGAATTTTCTCTTACCTTAATCAATCGTTTGTCATTAATATGATATGTTTTTCTTTCGGTTGATTCCTCGACTTCTTCGGCTTCTTCCTGTTCCTTCTCGGTTTCTGTCTTGGGAGGTATGATTAATCCTGGAATTTTATGATCGTTGAGATATCCGATGGTATGTTCAAATAGTTCTTCTCTTAAAAGTTCTTGTAATTCGTATTTAGTGGAACAGTCGTTTTTATGGGTTTTTATGAAATTATCAATGGCAGTTGCTTCCACTTTTTTTGATATGTTGAATATTTTCAATATTCCGCTGGAATTCAAAATATGGTTGACTTGTTTATTTTCCATACCCATAAATATTGTTACATATAATATAACAACAACTTATTCTTCTTTATGCGGATATTCTTTTGTGTCATGGACGGAACCAAGTAGTCTGTCCGGATTATTAATCCATTTCTCTCGCTTTTTACATTTGACCCAAATTTTCCCAGTTGTAAACGCACAATTGTAACAGAGTATTTTTATGTTTTCGAGTTTATGATTTTTACTGTTGCCGTCTTCAAATACAATAAGCAACGGCATCTTATTATCAATAATTCGGTGTTCTTTAAACCCGCATTGTTCACAGCAATATTTTTTAAGTCCAGACCTTAACAGTTTATGTTTAAGTCTGAAAATTGGGTACTCTGGATATTTACCCTCAAGGATGTCAGACAAAGGATATTTGCCTTTATTGGGGTTTTGTGGTTTGTCTATACCCTTTCCACCGAAATTTTTGACCTTGCCATACAAATTATACATCGTGGCATATTTTCTGTATGTGATATAACTGACACCAAGTTTTCTGGCCACTTCTATTTCACTTATGGCACCGACCTGCGCCTCTACAATTTCAGATTCTAATAGCGGCTTGGCTCCCAGCCCACGCTTTCTGTTTTTACTGATAGGAACGAGTTCCATTGGGTTTCCAGCAAGTTCGGCCGAAAGCTGTTTGGCCGTTGGAATATCATTGGTGAGAGATTCAAGTCCGGCCACCTTCTTCCTTAATTCAGACAGCTCCTGTAAAACTCTCTCTATTATTTTGTCTTTGACTTCTTCTGACATGGTTTATCCTCTTCAAATTGCGAGCAGATCGGACCATCATCCAAATCTATATTATTTATCTTCTTAAATTCCGCCCTTAAAATTTTTGCATATCTATGATATGACGCATTTATCAGTACTTTATATGCGTTATATAGTTTGAATTTTTTCTTGTCAGGTTCATCCTTGATTCTTGCCTCGATGAATGGGACCATTATTAATTTTTTATCTTTAATATTCAGTTCTATTGCCTGTGTGCAAGCTTCCAGATATATATCGTCGCAAATATCTGAATCGACGGATATCTCCCGTTCAAAATCTTTTAATTTGGCAAATGAAACTACAATCGTTTGTGGCTTTACTTTTGTAACTTTTTTCATAGTTTTAAATCCCCGTCGTTTAATAGTTCGAGATTGTCCAGTTTTTGTTTGACATTGTTGGCAACCTTTTCTTCAATAGTTCCGGAGATATATACAAATCGAATTATACTTTTGCTCTTGGAATTTTCTCTGACTGTTCTTCCGGTTACCTGTTTCATTTTAAATGCACTATCATCCGGAGAAATTATAGAAATTCTTGGGTGGTCGCCATCCAAGTCCCCAATGCTCAGTCCAGTTCCTCCGGCAGCACTATTGATTATGATAACCCGTTCGGTATTATTTTGAAAATCTTGTTTGTTTTTTTCTCGAACCTTATCTCCGACTCTACCATCAAAAATACATTTGGTATTTAATCGTTCTGCCAATGCATCTATAGAAGCAGAAAAATTTAAGAATATTACTGCGGACATCCCCGCTTCAATTGCTTCATTAACCATCTCCAATATCAATGGCAATTTAATCATCTCGGTTTTTTCTCTTGCCCTTAATCTGATAGTAAGCTCATTTTTGCAATCTTTCTTAATTTTCTTGTCAATTTTCTTTAGTTCCATGTTCATCTCATCATAGATTTGATTGATTCTTTTAGTGCTGTCATCATCCAAATTATACGGACTAATTTCTGTTTCATATTCGGGGAAATTGGGGATTTCGTCTCGTCTCAATCTAACACCCCTATCCGAAAACAATGATTTGTGTATTCTTTTCAACACTTCCTTATCATTATTAAATTGGAATCCCCAGCGACCCTTTGTACACCCATTATCATATAAAAACTGATAATAATCTTTTGGACCCTTGAACATTTGTAAACACGTCCCGATTGTACGGAGTTCGAGGGGGGTGGTGGCTATGCTTGCACTCAAAAACATCTGTTTTATTCCCTGTTTATACGCTTTCATACAGGTTTTGCTGTTTTTTGTCTTGAAATTCTTCAATTTATGGGCTTCGTCCCATATAATAACCGCATCTTTTGGCAATTTCCATAAAAATTCCTCTTTATGGGTCTTTTTATTCTTTATATATGAGGCAATTGGAGAGTCTGACTTACCACGAATCAATGATTCATAATTAACAATGCCTATACAATTGTTTTTGATTGCAAAGTGGTTATCTATGACATCTTGCCACTGGCTAATAACTGCCTTTGGACAGATTACTGCAAATTTGACACCAAGATCCCTTACTACACCAATGGAAGTATAGGTATTATGCGTAACTGTAAAATCTTTCATCAAATATCGATGATTATTATCCAATGTAAATCCGTAATAATTTCCTATTCCCAGCGGTTCTACTCCAAACGATGTATGTAATACATTCTTTGGCTGAAGCCTTGGCTTGGAAAATTTTCGCCTAAGTTTACATGGGATGTCATTTGCACCACTAATACTTATTCTCCAATATTTGTTTGCGTATTTCTTACCCTTGTATGTCCATGTTCTATCAACTTTATTAGCTGTCGTGCAATACCCTAACGATCTGGACAATTCTACGATTTGATCGCAAAATGAATCATTTTTACAAGACACTTCATATCCACCATTACAATACGATGATCCACCAGAATCAATTATTCCAACCAACAAATTAATACGGGTAGTTCTATCATTGTGAAGATAATGCTCCGGTATAAACTTTATTTTATTCCGGGTTAACCCCAATTCTCGCATCTTATCTAGTAGAGGATTGGTGCCGCACATTTTTCCCCTAATATTATATGGGCGACATTTTGCAACTTTAGTCTCGTTGACTTTTTTTGGGTTTCCAATGACCAATCTTAATCCTAGATCTTCAGAAAAATCTTTTAAAAATTGTTGGATTTCCGTGTCAATATCTGCAACAGATATTTCCATCCTGCACCACGTTCCATCTCCCAACCACAACCCAAGGAAATATGCATCTACCGAAATATCCTTTTTCGGATATTCCACACCATTTCTAAAAAGTTTCCATTCTGAATGAAACCTTGTAGATGATGTACATTTAAAAATATATTCTCTTACAGAAAATTCTGATATCTCCTTTGTACTTGTATTTATCAATACCAATATGTGCTCACCGTTAACGCCAAAAGCTTCTCCCCCAGTATATGGGTGTATATTAAACAAATCTCCATATCCGCGCGATGTAGATAATACATTTCGCACAGTAGAATCGTCTCCCATTAATTTATCACCAATAACAATGTCTTCTACTTTTTTGAGAGAACCGTCTAACATTCTTATTAATGTACCGGCTGGATGGCATTTTCCTACGCCCATTTCACTACCATCGATTGCACCTGACCACTGTTCCAAAGCGGAACACAATTTACCGGCAGAATCAACTTGCCATGTTCTAAGACCATCCTTTAACGAAATCTCTCGTGGTGGTAAAAAGAAAGTCGATTCTTTAATTATTGGTTTCTTATCTTCAAACCCTTTGAAATTATGTAAAAATGGATGGGTTTCCAGAAGATACCAATCGTTCTCCCTCTTAGTGACGTTAAACCCCTTATCTCTAAGCGCAAAGGAATTCTTTCTCCAGTAGTCAAAGAATTGTGCTCTGTACTTTGTAGGAATAAGCCACTCTCGTTGATGATTTTCACCAAATTTGGTATCAATCTTAACAGGCTCACTCCATTTAACGTTCAAGCTAAACATGAGATTAATCGCCAGTTTCAGTTCGATATTTGGAATTTCTTATAGACTCGAAGATATTACATTTCATTTGTCTTCCATCACTGTGTATGATCCCGATATTGAAATATTCTCCTAATGATGAAACGAAACTAATACCATTATCATCATCACCAGGATTGCCAAGATCTGAATAGTCTTGCATCCAGCGTGTTCTATTTCTACCAAATTGTCGTTGAACTGTGCCCTCAAGATGTTTAACCAATGCAGTTGGGTCATTAAATGCTACGAATGACTGTGCCTTCGGTAATGTTGTATCTACTACATAGAACTGTTTATTTGCCATAATTTAATTTTCCTTAATTACTAATATATAACACATTGCAATAAAATACAAGTTATTATATTAAAATTATCCGTATAATAACTGTTTTTTTGTATTAACTTGGGTTGGTGTTTCTATAATACCCATTTTAGATTTAAGCATTCTTAATGCTATTACAGGAGACATTGTTCCTGTAGAAAATCCAATTATACCATATTTCTGACAAAATTCTTCTAATGCTTTCACATCTTCATTTTTATACTCTACCTTGGGTAGCAATGGCTCTTCTCCATTATCTCTCTGTTGCTTACGCTTAACAAGCATAGCATGGATTGGATCATAATTACCCATGTTTTGGGGAGAATTTCTTATTTCAGGATATTCGTCAAAACCATTCATGCTTTATTAATACCAGACATAATTATAGAATCATTATATGGATTCTTTCCGTTTTCTTTTTCTATAATAGCAGTAATTAGCTTGGCCGCAATCGACTTGTTATTCAAGTCTATCTTAGCGTCCGGCTTAATACCAAGTTTTTTACAAACAAAATTGATATATGCGGGAGTGTCATTTTCGTTTTTGGGAGCCCATCGACTTATAATGCCACTAACAGTATTCAGATTGTATTTTGCTTCATATGTTTTTAATGTTTTAAAAAGTGCCCTAATACCATTTTCGGGAGTGTCAAATATTAAAAATTTTCCATCATTACCTGTCATTCCATGCCACTTATCAGTTCCTTTGACTATATTGCCGGGATTATTATTTTTAATCCCCCTGCTTTCAGAACTCACTGATACAGGTGGTTTTGAATGTGAAGCAAAGACACTTCCCGGAGTTATGATTTGACTCATTCCCATTAGACCAGCAGCAGCCAATCCTTTTAAATTTCCCATTCCTTCATTCAATTGACCTTTATCTGACCAAACATTTACTCCACGAAGAAAAATCTTTTTAAGGAGAAGTAACAATGCTTTGGCAGTCTTTTTTCCTTCCGGCGTAGAATATGATCCCTTACCAGAATAATTTAAACCACTAATAATAGAACTAATCTTTGAACCAGTGATTCCCATCTTAATCAACTTTGTCTTTAGTCCCCGCTGGTCTTTAAGTAAACCAATCTTGTTTAACAAATCTTTTGCAATAATAAGATTGTCTTCATAAATTTCCTTGTCACTCGCTTTATCACCATATAGATTATGAGCAGAAACTTCTTTTCCAGCATCATAATCAGGAACAACTTTACCAAATTTGCTTAAATCAATATCTTCGCAGGGCTGCACGGATAAATTATCAAGTTCTCCGTTGTCATTAGTAGGATCTATAACAATTGGACCATCAGATGTTTGTTCTCTCAAATCGTTTTCTGTCAGCACGAAGAAATCTTTATATTTCATATTATCCTATTGAAATTCGTGAACCATTACGTCTAGCACCATTACAATTTTTCGTGTGGTCTGGGTCAATTGTATGGTCCATCTTGTTAACCGTTAAACCATCTTCATTGATTTTTCCCTCATCCCAACCAGTAGGTTCGTCAGCAGTTCTATACATATCACAATTGTTTTCTATATCACTACAACCACTGCAAATCCAATCTTTAGCACCAATTTCCGATTTATTCGTTACTGGTTTTTCTTGTTCACAACTTCCACACCACTGTTTTGGCAAATTTGAATCTTCTTTTACTAATTTATGTTTCTTGGCTCTCAATGCAAAATTGATTTGTGACATTGCTACCTTGTTAGCATGAGGTACTGGTTTGCCCTGTTCCTCTTGTGCATCATTCTTTTTATGAAGCGCAGATTTCATTTTATTCAAATCTTCTACGGTTTTGTTATCAAACATACCTTTACGCGCAGGATGAACAGCCTTTTGGATCCATTTCTTACCAGTTTCTCCAATCATACCACATTCACAGACACACTGGCCCTTGGAATCGCATTTATCTGTATCCGTGCACCCGCAGGGGCATGTAGATTCTTCGCAATGTTCATCCAATCCCGGTTCATGTTTTAAATCATCAAACGCTACTTTTTCTACCGTTCCGTCTGTATATTCCACGTTTGCTTCTCGTACATCTGGAAATACTGCTTTAATTATGACCGGTTCATGAATATGCCTTCCCGCAGTTTTCCGTACTCTTGCTCCAACTGAAAACGACTCTCCTGTTTGTTGATCAAACTTTTCTCCCGCCATTTCATTGACAGTTTCCAAAATAAAAAAATCTTTATATTTCATAGTATTTTCCTCTAACTTACCGACCATTAATTTTCCTGCATTTTTAAGGACATCAATAACAAGTCTCCATGCTTCTCGAATATCGTTTCTATCTCTAGATTTTAATAACAAATTAACCTTTTCTTTTTCAGGTTCCTTGGCAATGGTATAAAACATATAAAGTTCTCTGAAACCCAGTGCTTTTTGATTTGGATCATCAAATATTGTGTCCGCATCAGACGATGATACAATTTCCTTAACAAATTTATTATAAGGAAGAACCTTTGATTTAGATGTTGGTTTGGTTATTTTATCGTATGATTTACCATTTGCATCCCAATCAATTTTCCATCTACGACCTTTCATGGCTTTATCACCAATAATTGGGTCGGATGGCTCTCCACTACCTATAGATTTCCAGTCTGATTCTCTGAGTTTCATTAGTTCTCTTAAAGTTACCATCTTACCATTTGATAAATATCCTACCGGTTTGTTTAATTCTTCTGACCAATTCATTAGAGTAACTTCTTAAACCAACCGGCTTCTTGCCCATTTTTCTTATTACGTCTTTCGATGCTATCATTATAAGCAGTGGCTACATCAGGATCACACTCTTTCCACTTTGGATTACGTTTAGCTACCATTTCATCGATAATTTTTTGGACTTCATTAACACTAACTTTTAGATCGTCTGTATTCATATTTTCCTTTATAACTTGTCGTGTTTTGCGGTTTCTTCAAATATCCTAGTAAAATTATAATATTTATCAGAAATTGTTCCCGGAAATCCTAGAGTAATTGTTGAAATACACGGGGCTTCTATACACTTAAATCCCAACAATTCCGATGGACATGCCAATCCATAGGATAGTGGAAAAATAAAAATCATTTCTTTTGGTGCCTGTAATCCGGATTCTTGTTGGGCAACCCGTAATTTTGCAGATATGGTTTCTGTCATTTTCACGGTTCTGTTTTCCCCAAAAATTTCCTTAATTAATTGTTTTAATTGAATTTTATTCATAACATATAAATATCATCAATATTCTCTAATTTCGTTTAATTTTTCATTATATCGTATGAATTTACATCCCAACCGTTTCTTTATCATATTCATTCTTCTCATATCTTTGTTTTTAAGATTTCCCCATTTGTCATAGTGCTTTGGTTCATCATATTCAAACACTATGTTTTTCTCTTTATCGTATCCATCAAGAAAGAACCCCACGATTTTATATTCTCCGCCATTTAATCCATGTTTAAAATTATACCCATTTTGTTTTCCATATTCATAAATATTTGACTGGAAGGAAACCCCTTCGGCTTTAGCCAAGGTGTAGTTGACCTATAAATTTACATCCAATAGGATTCACATTAATATTAATACTATTACAGCTTCGACAGAGCTTACCATCTAATAGTTTAACTAAATATGCAAATTTATAACGAATTTTCTTACTACAGCGTGGACAAATTCTAACCTTCTGTTCTAATGGTTTTAATTTAGAAGAAAGAGAACATGATTTGCACAGTTTGTTTCCTTTCCTTGCGTAATTTCTATGTGCCTTTGATTTGTGAATTATTATTTTATTACATTTAGGACAATTTCTGTGAAAATCTTCGGTAACATAAACTTTCCACGGTTTATTTGGATTTAATTTCTTAGCACAAAATTTACAAATTCTATTATGTTCAATCGCAAATTTCCAATTACCTTTTAACGAATATGATAACAATCTATTACATTTAGGACAGTTTCTTGTATATTTTTGATTTTTATCAATTTTCGTACTTCCACAAGATCTACATACCTGTTTTCTTTTTTCTGCGCGGGTTCTTCCTCCCAATGTTGCATAACACTGCTCTCTGCCACATTTAAGACAATTTCTTTTCCATTTCTTTCCTGTTTCTAAAATAATATTCGAGAGTTCTTTTTCGGATTTTGTCTCCGTGTTTTTTGTAATATCTAAGGTCTCGAATTCTTTTTTGTTCTCGTAATTCTTCGATTGTTCTGTGTAACTTTTTTCTTCCCATATATTTATATTAGTCTCCATACTAATAAATAGTATGTCGAAAGATAAAACGGCGAAATATAACCAACTATATTTTAAAGATAAAACTCAATAAAAGATATACCCTCGGCTAATTGTTTATCTACCCCATTTATTCCTAAAAAATCTAAATCTCGATAATAACGAGGATTTTTTTTCAAATTTTGAACCACTACCTCACGGGCCTTGCTTTTGTTTTTAAAAAACATTTTATGAAGTTCCACTGACATGCCCATAATTATGTCATCAGGAGTGACTGTTTTCTTTAATTTCTTAATGTCATCATCAGACGGACCAGTAACTCGATAGTTATTGTACATATCCACTTTATTAGCACCAACGGGATAATACATACTTGGATGATTACTAGCAAATGACCCGGGATTTTGACTTACATTAGGACTTTCAAATGTTCCTACTGAATTTGACGACATACCGGCAGAATATTGACCCATGCCGGCACCATCACCATACTCATTAATTTCTCCCTGTCTAGAATGTGTAAATGCTAATCCAGAGCGAGAACTCTGGTCATTGTCTTCGTTGTTATGATAATTATTTTCATCGGAGTTGGTATCGTTCTGTTGTTTGGCAAAACAATCATAACATAACCCCCCACCTTCCCCACCGGAGTCACTGATAACATCACCGCATTGCAAACATCTGGGTAAATCATCTTCATTAATATATTGTAATGCTAATTCTCTATAATTATTGGCCATACCATATAAATATAACCAAAGATGTCTATATTAACGATTATTTATCGGAATGAAGGTCTAAGTAGACGCCATCTATCTGAATCAATGGGTATTGTTCCATTATCTATGTTCTTAATCGTTGTAAGTGCTTCGTCTATAGTATTATAGATGTATTTGTGTGGAATGGTTCCGAAGACCCAAAACGGAGTTTTTGCGCGGCCACCCTCTGTTACAAAGAAAATTGGTTTTTTGGAATAATTTGCAGAAAACATTTCTTCCCATGCACCACAAGTAGGAAAGTGTGGATTGATATAACAAAATACGAAATCTACAATGTCTACACATCTTAAATCTTCTGACCGAACCTTTTTCATAATTGCTGATACTTCGTCGTATTTTTCAGAAGCAATTAAATCTTTAAGTTTAAATTGAACGTCGTTATCTTCTTGGGTAGAATTGACAAATGGATGATTATATGGGTTTAATACAATAATACCCATTTCTTTTAATTGATATTCAACGTTATTACGCCATGGTTTCCCATCGACATATTGCATTTGACCGCATAAATATACTCTAGTTTTATTCAGTAGATTCATATTTGGAAAGTTTCTCAATTTGTTCTAATTTATCTTTCAAGTTTTTAATTTCTCTATCACGCCAATATAATGCGTTAATAGTGATTGCAATGATTTGTGCAGGCGTTTCATCTTCCCACGTTCTATCTAGTGCCGGTTTTAATTCATTAATTAATAGTTCAAGATTATTAGATTCCGGTTGATATGTAGTCATAGTAGTCCAATATGGATTCCAAGACCAACCTTTATATTCATGAATTGTACATGGATGATAATACATTTTATTACACATCTGACAAAAATATTGTGGATCGCCGGTTGCCATATTATTTATTCCAAAATTTTATCAATTTTTCTCTAAAAGCACTTTTGATTGTATCATAAGTATAGTATTTTACAAACATAAAATTACCATCACGATTCTTTTCCAATCTATATTCATAATACACATACACTTGTCCTCGTATCCCACTAACGAAGTTCTTTAAGAAGTCTTGCAATAGTTGCCATAAATGTTATCTCCCGGTCTACTACAAAAGATGACTGGAAAACCCCCTCTGCCAAAATTAAAATAGATACAACTTCCTTTCCTCTCGAAAACTCCGATGAATGTTCATACAGGAAACTATAAAATTCATCATAAAATCTTACATCAGAATCAGCAACCAATTGTCTAATAGAATTGAATGTTGATGACGTTGGATTTTTCAATAACTCCAATATCTTCAATTTAACATCATTATCAATCGCGTTATGCTTATTAATTACAAGTTTGCCATTATTTACTGATTGTTGTGCAAAGTTAATTACCTTACGCATATCAGGATAGTAAGTATTTACGATATAGCCCAAGTCATCAATAGCAAACCCAATCTTCTCTTTATCTAAAATACTCTTGAGAAGCATAGCAACATCTTTCTTTGCTGGGGTCTCAACTTTGAATACTTGACACCTTGAAACAATTGGTGGTATCATTTTCTCAATATAATTGCAAGTTAAGATGAATCTTGTATGTAAAGAGAAGGTTTCAATCAAATTTCTAAGTGCTGCTTGGCCTTCAAGAGTAATCGCATCACAATTTGATGTAAGAATTTGAGTTTTTCCAACAAAAAAGTTATGATTTTGATGAACCGACAAATCATATGTATGTCGCTTTGTATCTAATTTTTTTATACTTTTAATTTTTAGGCTTAACATATTGAATTAATTTATTGTATTGTTTAATATTATACTTTGAAAATTTACTTTTGTCAACATAATTCAAAATATTAGATTCGTTTATCCACACAAATTTTATATTATTTTTTAAACAATACGAAATCACAGCGTCCATTTTTTCTTTTTGTGTAATAAAAACACTTCTCGGTTTCAACTCATATAAAATGTTGTTACTTTTATCAAAAAAATCAACGATTGTAATTCTAGAATTTCCATTCTTATCTATATATGGAACCCGAACCACCTCATACTCACACTGCCGATTTGATATATAAAAACACGCTTCCCACGAACTTCTAAATTTAATTATTTTATTATGGATTTTTATTTTAGATTCCCAGTGTGTCCAGCTATTTGTTATGGTTGGGGTGAACTCCCCCCTTTTAATTTTATCTTTTAATACCAACGATTGTTTCATTGCGGAATTTCTAATTTGGGCTTTCCCGGCGGCGGTTCCAAAATGTTTAATTAACGAAGAGGATATTTTTTTCCCCGATTTTCTACACGATTCTACCCACGACTTTCTTCCAACATTTGTAGATAATTTTTGTTTCCATCCAAATCTAACAGCATTTTGACGAGATTCTTCCATATTTTTTAGTTCTAATTTTGTGTGTAAATGTTTAACCGCGTTTTGATTTGAAAATTCTTTTAGTTTTGAACAAGATTCGCAAAAATTTCCAAAATTATTTAAATCTTTTCGTTTTGAAGTATTGTTACATTTTGGATTTTTACATTTAGGAATTGGTAATTTCCAACAGGTTTTCCATATATATTCATATATAATTTTAGTTTTAGATAATGGAAAATGTTTTCTTAAATGTTGATACACACTATCTTTAAATTTAAGATTTTTACCACAATACGGACAGGACAATCTATCAAAAAATTTTATATCATCTATTTTATATGGCTCTGTGGGAGATTCCAATCTACACTTTTGACATTTACAATTGTTTATATGCTTCATAATTATCCACTACCCTTCTATAGATAAATAGTCTCATTGTGTTGTAAAAGTCAATATATTTTGAATATTTTTAGAAATAATATCTTTCACTTTCATCTTTACAGGATTCCCGTTTTCATCATTAACATACCATTTATGTGAATCCGTACAAATTATTGTTTCTCCGTTCTCAAATTCTATCTCATAGACATCAGATTCTCCTTTATCAATTAGATAAAAAGGCCGCCATTCGATTTTTTGAGTATTAATATTCAAAGATTTAACCAAATCAGATTCATCCTTTAACTCTTTAATTGGCATTTGTAATATATTACCATCTCTTAAAATAGTAACCAATGTTGTTTCATCCAAACATTCATCCAATACCACAATTTTAATCGCATGAAAACCAGCAGATGATGCAAAGTCTTTAATCTTTGTGCGAATCACATCGATTCCATTTTCATCACTGGAATTAATGTATAAAAAGTCACAAGGAATATTCTTATATAGAATTTTGGCCGCTGCTGTATTATGACATATTATCCCCGATGATGTAATATATTCATGGGGGACATCAATCGATAAATCATATACATCGCCCTCCGCCCCATTATTTGAAGATAAAATTGATAATTGTCCATGTATCGAATCTACAAGTTTCACATTTTTAATAAAATCAAATTTCCCATTAGACTTAACCAAATGGTTTTCATCACAGCAGATTTTAATATTATTTGATAAAACATATTCTCGTTTGACTCCATGTTTTTTAATTAAATAATTAACCTTAGAATATAACAAAGTTGGCGTTTTTATATATAATTCTCTATTAATTTTTTGTGGGATATCATACTGATTATTGTCAATATTAAAAAAAGAAAATAATGCTTGTATAGGAATTCTAAATGTTTTTTTCATTGTTGTGTAAACTTTCTATTTAATTCGGTATATTCTTTAATATATGGATCTCGTTTTTTTACATTTGTGGTGTATGAATGGCAGGTATTACATAAAAAAATTAAATTTTTCCGTCTGTCATTTTTCTTATCAAAATCTATGTGATGCAAACAAAGTCTTGCATCCTTGTTTGATATTAAACATTTGCCGCATTTAAAATTTTGATTTTGTAGTATATCATATCTATAATTTTTATCATAAAACTTCCTAGTTCGTTCTCTATGAAGAAACGTTTCATATTCATTAAATTCCAATAATGTCGATATAGTTTTATTCCAATACCTCTTAGCAAATTTCTTCTTTCCTTCTAATTCTCCGTAATATGACACAAGTTCTTCCAATGTTTTATATTGATTCAACCCATTATTTCCCTTCTTATATGACAAATCCTCCCAAACATTGTTCTTCTTCAATGATTCAAACCACTTTTTATTTCTCTCTTCTACAATTTCATTCCCCCTATCGTATCCATATTTTTTTATCATTTTTTCTCTGCTAAATACTGATTGTCGTTCCTTTAATTTTAATTCAGCGTCCTCAACGGAATACCCCCTAGAAATATAATATTCAATTTTAGTATTAAACATTTGTGGATTATTTTTTCTATCAACTCGTTTTGAAAATCCAGATTGAATTTCCTTTATCTTTTTATCAATTTCACTTAAATCTGTCCAACCACGTTCAATCCAAAACTCTTTCCTCAAAAATGTTTCACATTTAAGCCAATTTTGTATAAATTTTAGTAAATTTGACGATGTAATGGAAACGGTGGATTTTACCTTTTCATTAATTTCATTATATTTTGTTACATCAAATGATTTAAAATATTTATGTAAATTGTTCTTTATAATATATTTCTCCAATTCTTCTACAGAATGAATGTCTTCTTTCTTTATTTTGTGGTATGTTATAATCATATTGGTATTGGTATTTCCCTATTCCTGTATAAATATAACTAATTTATTCAATAATCTCATATTTCTTTAAAATTTTATATTCATCATCCGACACATCCAGTTGAATGTCTATATATTCATTACCATCTAAACATTTACCTGTTCCGGGACTGCTGTTATAGAATAACAAATGAGGAATATCCTTCTTGTTAATAAAGGATTGTAAAGCATCCTTGAAAGATTTATCCGCAATATAGTCTTCCAATGTGGAAGGTCTAAATCTCTCCACCCAAATCGAATGGTTATTAACAACTGCTTCCGCTGGTATTCCAAAAAAATCATTCATTGTTATTCTCCTTTTAATTCTACCAAATAATATGTCGATTCAAAATCACCAGATACGAATCTCACCGAAGCCAACCCTGCATCACTTATTTGCAATATTGCATCAGTACATTCGGAATTGGCATTCAAAATTTCTTTAAGATATTTGGCACTGAAATTAATTGATTTCCCCACGGTATCCTTGCCGATTACAGGTTTTACATTAAGTTTAATACGATTACTATTTGTCGAAGTATTGCCAATAAACAATTCCAAGGCATTTTTCTTATTCATTGTCACGGTAAAAGTATCAATATCTGATAATGCCGCCTTTGCCTTTAGAAATTTGGAAATAAAGTCTTGGGTCAATTCAATTTCTGCATTGAATGGAGGAAGTTTATTTATAGTTGGGGTTTTTGGAATAACACTTAAATCTGCGGTGACAAAATGAACATCTGTGGATGTATCATTAAAAGTCAAGGAAATAATTGTGCCATCGGCTTTTTTATTCGGTTCTATTGTAACATCTTCTCCAAGAACTCCTAACATAGATTTTAATTTTGACGTATTATGTATTCCGATATTACAATCAGACGTAATGGCATCAAACTTGTTATATTTTACCCCTACCAATACACATTTTTCAGGGGTGGTGGTAAGGGTTGATAACAATGTATTTTTTGAATCAATTACCAGT